ACAGATGGTCTTATTAAGTCTGAAGAAGAGATTGCTCAATCTGCCCAGCAAGATCAAATGATGGGTATGATGCAACAGCTTGGGCCACAAGGAATTAAAGCTATTTCAGATAATTTAGTTGCGTCCCAGAAGACAGGTATGCTACAACAGGCTATGCAACAGGGGCAACCCCAAGCACAAAAATAACAACAAAAGGAGAAAAAAATGAATAGTGGACAAGTAGTAATTACTTCGCCCGAAAGCGGACCTGTAGCCCCAGAGCCACAGGAAACACAAGCATCTAATGAACAATCGGTTGTCACCTCCGATAATACTTCAAATCGTCCAGAGTGGCTTCCCGAAAAATTTAATTCCCCAGACGAGCTTGCTAAAGCTTATCAAGAGTTAGAAAGCAAGCTTGGGCAACGTGGGCAGATTGAAGACCAGCCCCAGGAACAAGAGCAACTGGAATCGCAAAATCAGTTGCCCCCAGACTTTAGCCATTTTGGAAAAGAATACATGGACAACGGAAGGCTTAGTGACAAGAGTTATCAAGAACTTGAGTCAAGAGGCATTCCTAAAGACGTTGTTGATGCCTATATTGCTGGGCAACAGGCTCTTCAAGAGCGTGAAGTTGGGGCAGTTATGAGCGATATTGGAGGGGCTGAAAATTTTCAAGCACTTTCTAAATGGGCTTCAGAGAACCTTTCTCAAACTGAGTTGGACGCTTACAATTCAATGGTTCTTGGGGGCAACCTTCAACAAGCTCGTATGGCTGTAAAAGGTCTTTATGCCCAGTATTCAGCTTCTACCTCCCAGCCCAATTTGCTGGGTGGTGCCGCTGGTCGGTCATCTGGTTACGATGGGTTCCGTTCTACGCAAGAAGTCATTCAAGCTATGAAAGACCCTCGGTATAAAACAGATGAGGCATATCGTACTGATGTTCAAAGCCGACTTGCAGTATCGGACATTATCTGATAAGGAGGAATAATTATGACTTGGATTACTGAAAATTTTGCAAATATTATGGCAGTCGTAGGGGCTGTTATTGTATTAGCTAGGGTCATTGTTAAGCTCACCCCAACCCCAGCAGATGATTCTTTTCTTGAAAAGATTGTTTCTGTATTGAAGGCTGTTGGGCTTCATATTGACGATAAGTAATGTTTACTTGGCTCATTGAGCTAATTATAGCATTACTAAAGTTTTTCATTACTGAAGGCGTTCGTGAGCAAGGAAAGCCCACTAAAGCTGAAGATGCCGCTCCTTTGCCTCCTTACTTGCGTAGTCGTTTTATTGACAGGATGCGCCAGTACGATAGAGAGCAAAAAAGTGGTGTTTCTAGACCCCCAAACAACAATCATAAGAATGGGTCCTAATGTAAGGGGGAAAGTATATTTTTGGAACGGAAAGGAATGGGAGTTATCCCATACTGATGTCAACATACCAGAAGGCTGGTATGGCGGGAACGTTCCAGATGAGGTTATGCCTCAAAAGAATTTGTCAGATAAAGCTCCCAACCCGAAAAACGTGCGTTGACGAGTCTATTGCTAGACCCATCTGAGGATGGATAATCTTAAGATAGCCGTATTAACCAGTTCTTAAGGATAAGAGTTAACACGACAAAATCAGCCGAAAGGCTGAGAAACCAAACAAACTAAACGAAAAACAAGAAAGGGATTAACCAAAATGGCTAATTCTGCTACTACTCCTAGTCGCATCGGTCAGATTAATGCGACCGGGGATACTTTTGCGTTGTTTCTCAAGACGTTTGCTGGGGAAGTGTTGACTAACTTTGAGACCAATACGATCTTCAAAGCTCTTCACACCATCCGCACGATCAAGAGTGGCAAGTCTGCTCAGTTCCCTGTTACTGGTATCGCTAGTGCGTCATACCACACTCCTGGCCAAAATATTGCTGATGCTGACGCAGGTTATCTCAGCACGATCAAACACGGCGAGCGGATCATTTCGATTGACCGAATGCTCCTGTCGGCGGCGTTTATCGCTAACATTGATGAAGCTCAGAACCACTATGATGTTCGGTCTATTTATACGACTGAAATCGGCTTGGCTCTGGCTCGTCAGTTCGACCAGACGATTGCCCGAGTCATTACTAAGGCTGCTCGCACGACTGCCTATCTTGGCTTGAACAATGCTGGAACCAAGCTGGCGAAGGGTTCTACTGGCCTCGATACTGGATCGGAACTTGCCGATGCCATTTACGAAGCCGCTCAGGTCCTTGACGAGAAGAATGTCCCCGATGAAGGTCGGGTGTGCGTTCTCCGTCCGAAGGAATACTACCTGTTGGTGAAGGAACTGGCTAACCCCAGCAAGCCCTCGCCTGTTGGTAGCTACGTGACTGGAGACGTTGCTCAAGTTGCGAACGTTCGGATTCTCAAATCCAATAACGTTCCTTCTGACAGCAATACCAGCACTTCTAACCAAGCCTCGACTGACACGAACTCTGTTAACAGCTATGTTGTTGACATGACCTCGACTGTCGGACTTGTGTTCCACCCCTCGGCGGTTGGTACAGTTAAGCTCCTCGACCTTGCGGTTGAGAGCGAATACCAGATCGAACGCCAAGGTACGCTGATGGTTGCTAAGTACGCTATGGGTCACGGAGTTCTCCGTCCCGAGTGTGCGGTTGAGCTATCGAGCGCTGCTAGTTTATAGCTAATTTAGGGGGTGTCACTCCTATGTTTAACGTGTTGTCCCTGTGGTTTAGTTCATTTCACCCACGGCTCCTCTCAGCACGTATCATAGGGGTGGCATCCCCTTTTTTTTGTTGTAATGTCTTTTTAAAAGAGTAAACAATATAGATATGGCAACTTATTCTCATCGTATTTCTAAACTAGAAGCCGTAAACACTATGCTAACGCTGGTTGGGGATGCTCCTGTTAATTCCCTTATAGCCAATACCGCAAGCTCTCAGATTGCAGAACTTATTTTGGACGAAGTTACCAAAGAAGTTCAGCATCAAGGCTGGCATTTTAATACTGAATCTGGGGTAACTCTTCCAAGAGAAAATGATGGAAAAATAGCTGTCCCAGATAACGCATTGTCTATTGACGTTGATCCAATTACATATCCAGACATTGATATTGTTATTCGTGGAGATTATTTGTATGACAAAAAAAATCATACTTATACTTTTTCTAGCGACTTGAGTGCAGAAATTGTTTCATATTTTTCTTGGGAAGAGCTTCCAGAAATTGCAAAACGCTATATTGTTTTGAGGGCTGGAAGAATATTTTCACAACGTATTATTGGATCGGCAGAACAGACCTCTGCAAACACGATTGACGAAAATCAAGCTCTTCGTGAGCTTAGTGCTTGGGACAATGAATCTGCTGATTATAATATCTTTTCTGAATATTCAGTTGCTCGAATCCTAGACCGCTAAATAAATGGCTCTATTAAACACAACAATCCCTAATCTTATTGGGGGAGTTAGTCAGCAATCTGACGCTCTTCGGTATGGCTCACAAGCTAGGGAGCAAATCAACGGATATTCTTCTGCTGTAGAAGGTTTAATCAAACGCCCTCCGTCAATTCATATTGCTAGGCTTTTTCAGCCAGCAAGCGGTGGGATGTTTATGCACACAATTAACCGAGACGCTTCTGAACGCTATATTGTTACAATTCAAAAAACTGGTCAAATAAGAATATTTGAAATTGATGGGGTTGAAAGGACGATTACATACGACCCATCAGTAACTTTGTCAAATGGGCATCCTTTGTATTTACAGGATAGCAGCTCTGCAACATCAAATCCCCAATTCTATTTGCAAGCCACAAGCGTTGCGGATTATACGTTTTTGTTAAATAAAAATGTAATTACATCAATGAACACGGCTACCTATGCAAATAGGCCGTATGAAACTATAGTTTATGTTGCACAAGGAGCATATAATTCTAGCTACGAACTTACAGTAACATATAATAATGTTAATTACAGGGTAAAGGCCATAACAGGAAAGGGGGACGGAACTGGAACTGGAGAGTACAGGACACAAATTGGTTCAGCAGCAGAAGCTACAACAGCTGTTACTGATTTAAAAAATGAAAACGCAGCAAAAACAGATATTATTGCTGCAAATATTAGGGCTGGTATTGCTGGTATTCTTCCAGCAGCGGGTGGATTTAGTGTTAATGTTTATGGGTCTTCCATTCATATAACTTCTGCAAATTCATTCGTTTCAAAAGTGTCTGATTCTGGATCGAACACTTTGTTTAAAATTGTTCAAAATTATAGGCTGAATACAGTTCAGCTATTCCAAGATTTGCCAGCAAACGCAGTTGATGGATTTGTTGCTAAAATCAGTTCTGATCCAGAACAGGTTGGGGATGATTATTATGTTAAATTTAAGGCAGACAACGGGGCAAATGGTAGCGGAAAGTGGGAAGAAACTGTATCACCAGGAATACCATATTCAATAAACAATGGAACAATGCCTCACGCTATTATTAGGACATTTTCTGGAGGAGTTCCTGTGTTTACGTTTAAACGTCTAACTTGGAGAGACAGGCTTTCTGGGGACTTAGATACTAACCCAGACCCATCTTTTATAGGGTCTCCTATTAGAAATATATGTTTTTTTAAAAACAGGCTTGGTATTTTAGCAGATGAAAATGTTATTTTTTCAGAAGCAAGCGAGTTTTTTAATTTTTTTAGAACTACAGTTGCCCAGTTAGTTGATGCAGACCCCATTGACGTTGCAACTACAGCCGCAAAAGTAAGCTATTTAAATTTTGCAATTCCGTATAATGATAAGCTTCTTTTGTTTTCTGATCAAACTCAATTTAAGCTTACTAGCGGTGATATTTTAAGTTCAAAAACTATTTCAATTTCACAGACAACTGAATATGAAAACTCAATCGTATGTGGCCCCGTAGCTTCTGGAAGAAATATTTATTTTCCGTTTAGTCGAGGACTTCATAGCGGTATTCAAGAGTATTTTGTTTCAAATGAAAATTTGCAATATAGCGCAGTTGACATTACTTCTGCAATTTCAAAATACATAAATGGAGATGTTCTTAAAATTGCAACATCTGAAAATGAAGAGGTTTTGGCTTTAATTACTGATAGCTTTAAAACAGGAATTTATATTTATAAATATCTTTTTCAAGGAGACCAAAAGTTACAATCAGCTTGGTTTAAATTTGATTTTGGTCCTGATGCTGAAGTTTTAAACATTGAGTTTATTAATACAGATTTATACATACTGATCCGTAGAAATGGAACGTATGTAAACATTGAAACAGTTTACTTTCAAGCTGGCCTTAAGGATTCTTATGCTGAATTTATGACTTGCTTGGATAGGAGGGTCTATAGCAAAGATTTGCCGTCTGGATACATAACATATAATCAAGATACAAATCTAACAAGCATTAGACTACCCTACGAAGTCCCAGAAACGGAAACATTTCAAGTAGTAACAGCATATACAGATAGCACAGACCCAGATTTTGCGTCTCCCCCGGCAGCTGCTGATTTTAAGCTTCTTCCTGGTGGATACAATCTTGAACTTTCCAAAGGAATAACGACAACTCAGATTCTTTCAAAATACGCAAATTGGGAGTCTTCGATTGTTTACACAACTGGTTCAATTATTAAGTATAATAGTTCTTTATATCAAAGAAACGCAACCACAACCAGCTACGTTGCTGGGACTTTGCCTACAAATACTACGTTTTGGGCTTCTGTTAGCATACAGGATATAATTAATTCTTATAAGCCTGTTTACACTTCTGGGGGAATATCTTACGTTCGAGTTATAGGTAATCATTTAGGAACTGCTCCTTCTGTAAGCGGGGCTATTGCTGGAAGGCCAATGTGGATAGGGCTTCCATATACCCTTTACTACGGAGTATCACGTCCAATGATTCGGGAAGCAGTAGGCCAAGGAAAGCAATCTGTTGCATCTGGAGTTTATATGATGCGTTCTGGGACAATTATGTATGACAATACTAGATATTTTAGAGTGGAAGTCACTCCATCAGCAAGAAATACATATAAATACGTTTTTAATGGAACAGCATTAAACACCATAGACACTATTATGCCTAACAATCCATTAAAAGACGGAGCTTACAGGTTCCCAATTATGGCTAAAAATGACGAGGTTTTAATAGATATTTATAACGATACCCCATACCCTTGTTGTTTGGTTAGTATGGATTTTGAGGGGTATTATCAGAATAGGGCTACTAGATACAATGGTTAAGATGCGAAAAGCAGAGCTTGAGGATGCCAAGCGTCTAGCCCCTAATTTAAGGGAGGAAGACAAGCTTGAGTTAAGGTCTGTTTACACGGAAGAAGAGAGGTCTCTAGAAGACATTATAAAGGAAAGCATTGACCTTTCTATACCAGCCTTGGCCGTGGAAGAGGATGGAAACGTAATAATGGTATTCGGTGCTTCGGATTATGGAGACCCAGAGTGCGGTCTTATATGGCTATTGGGGTCTGACGCAATAAAAAGGCTATGGGTTCCCTTCTTAAAGCAGTCTCATTATTGGATGGATGCTATGTTTAATATAAGCAAGAAACGCTTGCTTTTTAACCGAGTTTGCGCCAAAAACGAACTTCACGTAAGGTGGATCAAATGGCTGGGGTTTACGTTTGTTCAGAGGTTGGACAACTACGGCCATCTTGGACTGC